CAGCATACGTGAGAAGGCGATGGCTGAGGGCGCGGATGTCCAGGCGATCATTGCCCCGGTGGTCAAGCTGTCCTGGTGGCAGCGTGCGTACATGTACATACGTGGGAAACTGAAGAAGGAGGAAGACGATGGCTGACTACTCAAGAACACATCTGGTGACCAAGCTGATCTGCACTCAGTGTGGCGGGTTGCTTACCATGGGCGTCAAGGTGGAGAAGCACGACCGGCTGAATAACTGCAGCAGAGGTGAGCCCACTGGTGCGGATGGCCACTGGAACTACATCCCGGTCCACCCCTGTGAGCGGTGCCTGAAGCCGGTGAAGCAGATGAGCCAAGCACTGAGGACGCTGAGCAAGTTGGCGGAGGAGGACACAGGCGATGCCTAAGCTGAAGAAACGACCTCACCTGGACCGCGTGAAGAAGGTGCTGAAGGAGTTGGATAGGGCGGCTTCGCAGGACCATGAAGATGCTTGCGGCACCGATAGAGGGGCGCTGGTGGATCGACTCACGCTGGGCAGGGGGCGGGGCCTGCGCCACGCCGCAGTGCTGCTGCGGGCCGCGTTCAGCGATGAACTGGCTGCTGAGTGTGAGCCCCCGGCCAGCGCGTACCGTGGCTCACTGAGGCATCCCACGACTGACAAACTGCGGGCCGACGAGGCGGCGTTCCGGCGGATCATGGACAGGCTGGAACGCCCGGTCAGGACCGTGGCACCCAGTGTGGAGCCCAACCCCACCAGGGGCAACAATGGTGAACTGGGACGGCTGCAAGAGTTGCACCACAGCCTCGTCAGGATGCGCCGGTCGTTCGAGGCCCAAGACGGGCTGCTGGAAGCCATAGGCGTGTCCTCTGCGGGCATGGCTGTGGACGAACTCATTCGGGGGGTGAAGATCCTCTACGGTGACCCGGACCTCCCTGACACTGGGCCGAGCATCGCGGAGGAGTTGGGCTACGTCAAGCCCGAGCCGCCCGCCACCAGGGAGTGCGACCACTGCAGGTGCTTCAGCCAGAGCGCGAGGCCGTACCCCGGCTGGGGCGTGCTGTGCTGGAACTGTTGGGAGCAGGGCAATGACTGACAACGAGAAGATCAGAAGGATGATGTGGAGCACCGTGTTCGCAGCCTGCATGACTGACAATGACTGCACAATGAAGGACGCTGAGGAGATAGCGGACGAGGCACTCAAGCGATACGACACCACCTTCGCTGAGGACGACGAGGTGTACGAAGATGGCTAAGTCAACGCGCAGCCACACCCAGCATACGCTCAAGCTGTACCGCGACCAGGGCATGAGATGTCAGGTCGTGGAGCAGTGGATCGCCTGGAGCGGGACGAGGCGCGACCTGTTCGGCTGCATAGACTTTGTGGCCCTGGACCCTGGTGGTCGAGGCATAGTGGGTGTACAGTGTTTCGGGCAGGCGTTCGCTGAGCATCTCCACAAGGTGCAGGGTGAGTGCCTGGACGCGCTGCTGGACTGGCTGCGCTGTGGTGCGCGGTTCGACCTCGTCGGGTGGCGTAAGTTGAAGGTCAAGCGGGGCGGCAAGGCAGTGCGCTGGACGCCCAGGATACAGGAGATAACACTGGCACAGGCAGAAGCCTGGAAGGAGTTGAGTTGATGAAGATGCATGGAGCGACCAAACACTCGAAGCTGTACCAGGGAGTCTACTGGGGTGCGTTTGAGTACAACCCCGAGACAGACGCGCCGGTGGTCCATCGGCGCAACCGCTTCGCTGAGGAGATGCGCCTGAGCAGAGCGCTCAACAACCGGCGCACCATCATCTTGTCGGAGACGCTGCGTAAGAAGCTGAGAGCAGATCACGTCGAGGTGTACCTGACCGAGTGCGGAAAGCTGGTCGTGCTGTCCAGTCCCTACGAAGACGTGGGCGGCAGGCACGACGACTGGGGCTTCCAAAAGGTGGACCCTCTGTACTGCGCCATGGTCACGACCTACGTGCAGATGTTCGACGGTGTCAAGGAGTTGGACGCCTGGGTGAAGGAACTCTCGAAGTGGACGTTCGTAACAGAAGGAGACACACAGACATGAGTAACCAGAACACCGTAGCATTCACCGATCAGGACACCCGCGACAGCTGGCCGGACGAGGAGCGTCCCTGCCTGGTTGACACCCGCCGCACCGGCCCCAAGCGCTGGGTGGTAGCAGTGTACCGCCAGGGCGACTGGATCGAGCCGGGCACCACGCGGGTCTTGAGCAAGGCGAAGCAGGCGCACCGCTGGGGCTACGTCCCAAGGGCGATGTAACACTCTCCTGCGGCGAACGCTGCAGGACACCGTGGACCGGGGGTTCATCCACCATGGCGTGGTGCCCGCGCAACCGGACCACGGTGAGGCTGGCCCATCCTTCCCTCGGGGATGGGCTGGCCTTCTTTCTTCCTGCCTATTGACACGGGCCACTTGACGAGCCATGGTATTACTCTTCCCGGCGGCGGCTGGCCCCTCCCTACCTGAAACTCCCACACCTACAGCCGCCGCCCCTTCCTCTCCTCACCGCCGTTAGATATCTATACTGCGCATTATATAATTCTAATCTGTCCCTTGACTTCCTGCCTGCGCGAACGTACTCTTACGCTATGAAAGCAAACTACAACATAGAGTACGACAAAGACAAGCGAGGAAAGCACAGGTGGAGAATTGTCGAGAAGCACACGAAGCTGATCGTAAATGCGTCCTCCCAAGGTTTCGCATCAAAAGCCGGGGCAAAAGAGAACGCAGCAGACACCTCGCGTGCCTTGCAAGCCTGCCTCTGATCGTTCTGCTGCTGGTTGGGTGTAAGACGGTGAAGGATGCTCCTCCCAACGGGGCAGACCTGAGCGCGTCAATCAAAGGTGGCGCTGCCGACCTGGGCAGTGCTGCCACGGTGATCCGCTCTGCCGACCGGGGCATCCTGTCCACCACCAAGAGCATCCTGTCCAAGGCTCCCACCCTCCTGCCTGAAGCGACTGACATCCAGGCCAACGTGCAGACCATCGAGGGGCAGGTGGATGTCATCGATCAAGTGTCCGCCGGGCTGGATACAGCGCGTGGTGACATCGATGTACTGCGCAGCGCCCTGGTGCAGAAGGACAAGAAGATCGCTGACCTGCAGGGCTCACTCAAGGCCAGCATCCAGCGCACCATGATGTACCTCCTGCTGGCCGGGTTTGCCATGGTCGCGGTCTGTGCCCTGATGATATACTCAGGCAAGCCCAATGGGTTGATGTGGGGTGCAGCGGGTGTGGTGGTGATCGTGCTGTCGCTGACCATCAGCTTCTACGCTGCCAAGCTGGCCCTGGTGGGAGGACTCGCACTGCTGGTCGTCCTGGCCGTTGTGGCGTACAAGATATACGAGAGCGCTCAGGAGCGTCAAGCCCGCCAGGAAGTGGTGAAGACCGTGGAGCACCTGAAGCGCCACGTACCCACTGAGCAGAGCGATGGGGAGTTTGGGGGTGAGGTAGACGATGGTATCGTCGGCACCCTGCAGTCACCAGCCACCAAGGCGATCATCGCGGCTGACCGTGCCGCCTTGGGGCTCAAGAGAGCAACTACATAAAGGGCACATATGTCACAGCTGGAAGAACTTAAGGACTCGATTGACAACCAGACCAAGGTGGTCGGCAGGCTGGAGAAGGCGCTCACAGGCGATCCGCTGGACCCCGACGCGACACCTGGGTTGGTGCAGGAGGTACGCAACCTGAAGAACAGCTTTAAGCACTGCCCCGGCAGGTGGAACTACAAGTGGCAGTGGGGTGCCCTGGCGATCCTGGCTCTGGCCATCATCAGCACCGTCATCTACCTCTTTACCGGACAGGTGGTCATCCCTTGAGCATGCTTCTCACAGTCAAGATGCAGATGCCCGGCGAGAGCGCTGAGCGGTCGTACGAGATCTCCGAGGAGAGCCTCAAGACCGTGGTGGCCTGGGCCGGTAGTGCTGTGGAGACGGCCCGGCTGCTGGGGTGTAAGCGTGAGAAGCTGCAGCAGCAGTTGCAGAGATACCCGTGCATGAAGGAGATGATTGCCAACCGATACCTGCTGAAGGCTGAGCGGGCACTGCAGGGGATGGAGGGTGCCATCGTGGAGCGCGACGACCTGATGCGGTTCTGGACGCGCACGATGTACGATCCCTCGAACAACACCACCACGCAGCTGTCGGCCAGCGTCAATCTGGCCAAGGCACTGGGTATGTTCATCGAGCGCAGAGAGGTGGTGACAGAGGACGTGACAGGCGTACACAAGTCAGTGACTGAACGCCTGGACGAACTGCAGGAGCGCAAGCAAGAGATCGCGATGTACGGAGAGTGGACGAACTGATGGAAAACCCTTACGGACAGCTTGACCGGCACGACCGGGTGATGGTGTACGAGGCGGTGATGCGTGACAATGATCGCGACACCATGCGTCTCCTGTGCCAGACTGACCTGTTCTTCCTGCTGACGGTGGCGTTCCGCCGCAAGGACGTGGACCGGCCATGGCTGTTCGAGCGCTGCGTCGAGGTGGAGAAAGACCCAGACGGCTACCTGGACCTGTGGGCGCGTGAGCACTACAAGTCCACCATCATCACCTACGCCAAGACCATCCAGGACATCCTGTGTGACCCCACGCTGACCGTGGGCATCTTCAGCTGCACGCGGCCCCTGGCGAAGGACTTCCTGGGCCAGATCAAGACTGAACTGGAGGAGAACGAGTTCCTCAAGGATCTGTTCCCTGACGTACTGTACGCGAACCCGCAGAGAGACGCGCCGAGTTGGTCGCTGGACAATGGCATCATCGTGAAGCGCCGGACCAACAGCCGCGAGGCAACCGTAGAGGCGTGGGGTATGGTGGAGGGTCTGCCGGTTGGCAAGCACTTCCGGCTGGTGGTCTACGATGACGTGATATCCGAGAGGCACGTCACCACGCCGGACATGCTTGAGAAGGTGCGTACACAGTGGGAGTTGAGCCTGAACCTGGGTGCTCAGGGCGGGACGGTGCGCTACGTTGGGACGCGCTACCACTTCAACGACACCTACAGGACCATCATCGAGCGTGGCGCTGCGGTGCTGCGGCTGCACCCTGCCACCCATGACGGGACGGTGGGTGGTGAGCCTGTCCTCCTCAGCCAGGAGCAGCTGGACAAGAAGCACAAAGAGCAGGGTTCGTACATCTACGCCTGCCAGATGTTGCTCAACCCGGTGGCGGACAGCAGCCAGGGGTTCCACGAAGACTGGCTGCGCTGGTACGAGACAGCGTCCCGCGATCCAGACAGAGCGTGGAACGTGTACGTGCTGTGCGATCCGGCCAACGAGAAGAAGAAGGACAACGACTACACGGTGATCACGGTGGTGGCGCTGGCCCCGGACGGGAACTACTACCTGATCGACGCGATACGCGACCGGCTGAACCTGACCGAGCGTACCAACGCCATCTTTAGGATGCATGAGAAGTACCACCCGGTGGCCGTGGGGTATGAGCACTACGGCATCCAGGCGGACATCCAGCACATCCAGTACGTGCAGGAGCAGCGTAACTACCGCTTTCCCATCACCCCCGTGGGTGGTCAGGTGCCCAAGGAAGACCGCATTCGCCGCTTGGTCCCGGTGTTCGAGTTCGGGCGCTTCTGGTTCCCCAGGCGGCTCTTGTTCACCACAGTGGGCGGCAAGGCTGTGGACTGGGTGAGGGAGTTTGTGAAAGACGAGTTCACCGCCTTCCCCGTGGCGGTCCACGATGACATGCTGGACTGCCTGTCGAGGATCGTGGACCCGCTGATGGGCGCGAAGTTCCCGGTGATCCACACTGAACAGCGCAGAAGCAGCAAGGCCCGCGTGGCCGATAGCGAATTCAACCCCTACGCAGCGTAGGAAGGAGAACAAGATGGGTGGAGTAGCAGCAGCCCTTTGGACGGGAGTGAAATTGGCCGCGCCCGTGTTGTTGAAAGGCGCAGCATCTGCAGCAGTTGGCGGTGCCGTAGCCAAGAACCAGGCAAGAGGCTCGTCGGGTCCAGCACCTGCTGCCCCTACGCAGGATCTGCAGGAGCCGGACACTTCCCGGCGTAGAGCGCAGCGGCAGCGGGCTGCTCTGGCCAGCCAGGGCAGCGGGACCAGCGGGCTCTCGACCACGACGACCACAGGCAAGAAAACACTTCTGGGACAATAGGTTATGGCTGTACCAACGACAAGCAGACAGTACTACGCGCTTCGGTTGAACAAGATGAAGAGCGATTTCCAGTCGTGGCGTAACCACCTTGAAGAGATCAAAGACTACCTCATGCCCTGGAACGGGCGAGGGCTCACCAGCGACTCGGCGGCAGAGGTCAACGATGGGGACAAGAAGCAGTCCAACATCTTCGACCATGTGCCCCAGTCCGCGTTGAGCGTATTGGCGGGCGGGATGCAGAGCGGGTTGACTTCTCCTGCCCGTCCCTGGTTCCGCCTCGCCACCCCTGACCCCGACCTGAACGACTTCCCGCCGGTCAAGGAGTGGTTGCATTCCACAGAGGAGAGGATGCGTACAGTGTTCGGGCGCAGCAACTTCTACGACATGACGCACATGATGTACTTCGAGTTGGGTGGGTTCGGCACAGCCTGCGCCAGCCTGGAGTTCGACTTTGAGACAGTGATCCGCGCCAGGACGTTCACAGCCGGGCAGTACTACCTGGAGATGAACCAGCGCCGACAGGTAGACACCATGGCTCGGGTGATCTACATGACCGCCAAGCAGATGGTGGAGAAGTTCGGCAAGGAGAACGTCAGCCAGTCAGTGCGCAAGGCCGTTGAGGACGCGACCCCGGCGCAGCGCTTCAAGGTGGTGCAGTTCATCGAGCCCAACGATGATGACTTCGCACCAGCGGGGAACCTGCAGTTCAGCAAGGCGTACCGCAGCGTGTACTACGAGCCGGACGAGCCCGAGGGCGAGAACAAGTTCCTGGGCGTGGGCGGCTTCGATGAGTTCCCCATCCTGGCCCCACGGTGGAACGTCACGGCAGAAGACGTGTATGGCCATTCGCTGGGCATGGATCTCCTGCCCGACATCAAAGGTCTGTACGCGATGATGAAGCAGTACCTGCAGGCGCTGCACAAGATCGTCAACCCCACACTGGTGGCACCAGATGGGATGAAGGACGAGCATATCTCCACGGTGCCGGGTGGCTTGAACTTCGAGCCGTCCGCTGGCCAGGGTCAGGGACTGCGGCCTGTGTACGAGGTGAACCTGCGCCTCGCTGAGTTGATGCAGATGATCCAGGAAGCCCGCAGCGGTATCCGCACAGGCTTCTTCAACGACCTGTTCCTGATGCTCTCACAGATGGACCGTTCCCAGATGACTGCCACCGAGGTAGCCGAACGGCATGAGGAGAAGATCATCATGCTGGGGCCGGTGCTGGAGAAGCTACACAGCGAGTTGCTGGACCCCGCCATCGACCGGACGTTCGGCATCATGCTGCGCAATGGTCTGCTGGAAGAGCCACCCGAGGAGTTGGCCGGTGCTGAGTTGAAGGTGGAGTACATCTCCATCCTGGCGCAGGCGCAGAAGATGGTGGGCACCGCAGGGCTGGAGCAGGCGCTGGGGTTCGCAGGGAACCTGGCTGGGGTCCACCCCGAGATCCTGGACAAGATCGATTTCGACAAGACCATCGAGCACTACTTTGACTTCGTAGGCGTGCCCCCGGACATGCTGCGTGAGCAGGATGAAGTGGACGCGGTACGTCAGGCCAGGGCGCAGATGCAGCAGGCGCAGCAGATGGCTGAGACGGTGGAGACGGGTGCGAACTCAGCCAAGCTGCTGAGCGAGGCGGACACGCAGGGGCCGAACGCCCTGAACGCCCTGATGGGCGGGATAGCGGGAGGACCAGTTGGATAACGGATTTGACCCATATGGATCTGACCCTGAGACGATCCGCAAAGAGGCGTTGAAGGCGGTAAAGATTGACCGTACGCAGCTGATGGCGGATCTCAATGAAGTACTTCAGAGCGCTGCAGGGCGCAGGGTGCTTTGGAACATCGTGGCCCGGTGCGGGATCTTCCAGTGCGCGTTCACTGGGAACTCCAGCGGGTACTTCCTGGAAGGCCGTCAGGAAGTTGGCAAGTGGCTATTTACGGCAGTGCAGTCGGCTAATCTTGCACTGTGGCGGAAGGCTGAAGACGAGCATTTGAAGAAGGAGAAAACCAATGGCTGAAGAAGCAACAGCGCAGGGTGACACCACAGCTGAAGCGGACGCAGGTTCGACTCTGCTTGAAGAGTCCACGTCCGAGTCAACTGAAGAAACCCAGGAGACTGGGGAGAAGCAGGAAACCACCGCTACTGAGGAGACGAAGACTCTCCTGGGCGAGGGCGACGAGGAGGGCTCCAAGGAAGAGACGAAAGAGAAGGGCGAGGCTGCACCGGAAAGCTACGCGGACTTTGTTGTACCGGAAGGGACGACAGTGGACGAGAAGCTGGTGGAGCATATGAGCCCGGTAATGCGTGATGCGGGCCTTTCGCAGGAAGGTGCCCAGAAGTTGGTGGACGGCTGGGGCGTGTACGTCCAGCAGGTCACCGCTGCTCACGAACAGGAGTTGGCGCAGAAGAAGGCAGAGATGCGTAAGGAGATCCAGGCCGTTCCCAATTTCAAGGAAACGGTGCTGTCCCCCGCAAAACATGCCCTGGCTGTGTTGGCTTCGCCCGCCGACCAGACCCGAATCATCAGCCAGTACGGTGATGATCCGGCGGTCCTGAGACTGCTGGCACGGGTAGGTGAGAAGTTGAGAGAGGACAAGATCCCAGAAGGCCCAGTCGGCAAGGTGGCCCCTGTTGATCCTACGAGTGTCCTCGCGAATGCGTTTGAAGGAAGTATGAAAAACCTGAAGTAGAGAGGTATTGACATGGCCATCGTTGGCAATAATAACCTGACGCTGCTTGATCTGTCTCGTCGCATGGAAGACAAGAAGATCGCTGCCATCATCGAACTCCTGAGTAACGAGAATGAGATTCTCCAGGATCTGGTGATGGTGCAGTGCAACAACGGGACGGGTCACAAGACGACCGTCCGCACCGGGTTGCCCGCAGGCACCTGGCGTAAGCTGAACTATGGTGTGGCGAAAGACAAGAGCCAGACCAAGCAGGTCGAAGACTCCACTGGTATGCTTGAGGCATACAGCGAGGTGGACAAGGATCTGGTGAAGTTGTCGCAGAACCCGGCCCGAGCCCGTGCTACGGAAGACGAGGCGTTCATCGAGTCGTTTAACCAGACGATGGCGACCACGCTCATCTACGGTGACACCGACACAGACCCGGAGAAGTTCATGGGGTTGACCCCCCGGTATGACACTCCGGCCACGGCCAAGACGGCCTCTGGGTACAACATGATCGACGGCGGCGGCACAAGTTCTGGCCCCTACGACAATACGAGCCTGTGGCTCATTGTCTGGGGTGAGCGCACTGTCCATGGTCTGTATCCGGCGGGCTTGAACGCCGGCCTGGAGGTCACTGACCTGGGCGAGGAAACGCTGACAGATGCCGCTGGTGGGTACTACCAGGGATATCGGACGCACTACAAGTGGAACCTGGGTTTCACGGTGAGGGATTGGCGCTACGCTGTGCGGATCTGTAACCTCGACGTTTCGGCGCTGGTGGCGGCAGTGAGTGCGGCGGATCTGACGCGCATGATGATCCAGGCTGAGGAGCGTGTCCAGAGCCTGACCAGTGGGCGTGCGGCGTGGTACTGTAACCGTACGGTGCGGACGTACTTGCGGACGCAGATCCTCGAAAAGGCGAATGTGAACCTCACGTTCGAGAATGTCGGCGGCAAGCCGGTGATGATGCACGACGGTATTCCGGTTCGCCGCGTTGAGGCGATCCTGAACACTGAAGAGACAGTCGCTGGCACGTTCGCGTCCGTATAACCGCAACCTCAAAAGGAGACATACAAAAATGATCTTCGACTATGAGAACATGTTCGCAGAAGACCTGGCGAACACCACGGTCGCGGCCCACGTTGCGACCAATACCATCAACATGGAAGTGGCGGGTGACGCCATTGACGAGTTGAGGTTCCTGTGCCAAATCACAACCACGTACACGTCCGGCGGCGCAGCCACCGGACAGTGGACGTTGCAGAGTGACGTGGACTCCGGGTTCGCCACTTCGCTGGTGACCCACCTGGACTCTGGCGCGTTGGCGCTGGCCACGTTGGTCGCGGGTTACCGCCCGTTTAATGCGGTGCGGCTCCCCTCCGGTATGCAGATTCACCAGCGCGTGACTCTGACCATCGGGACGGCTGTGATGACGGCTGGCGCTTACACCGCTGGCTACGTGCAGGCGATTGACACGAACACCCTCTAAACGGGTGAACCCCATACCGAGTGCCGGGGCGGGCTTAATTCGCCCCCGGCACTCTTCCTCTTTCAACCAAGGAGAAGACTGAAAGATGCCAAAGAAAGAAGACCAAGTCGTTCGATTCAAACCCTCTTGTAACTGCTACTTCCTCAAGCGGTATTGGGACGTGAACAAAGCTGTGCGCGATAAAGATGGGGATTGGGAAGGCGTCTACGAGTGGCGCGAAGGTGAGCCGCTCCCCACCACGCACATGGAAGCTGTGGACCCCGTGCCTCCCTCCCTGCATAAGCAGCTGGCTGACCGGGACGCTGCGATTCTGGAGTCGCGTCTGGAGATCGCAGAGGCCCATCGCAAGAAGGTTGCTGCGAACAGCGGCATCAGCGCTGATATCGAGGCGCTACGCCTGCAGAACCAGGCCGCGCTGCTGGAGATCCAGAAGCTGCGCCTGGAGTTGAAGGTGGAGAGCAAGGAGAAGAAGAAGGCTCCGGCGAAGAAGGAACCTGCCAAGAAGGCCGTGAAGAAAACCGAACCAGCTGGGGCGTCCGCCCTGGAGTGAGGTAAATAGATGTCCATCACTACCCCAACAGAAGCTGTGAATATGGCGCTCGACCACCTGGGCGAGGCTGTTGTCGCTACCCCCTACACGGGGAACACTGATGTCGCGTCCGAGGCCGCAGTCCGGCACTTTGCCAACACGCGGGACACTGTTCTGCGGGACCACACATGGGCCTTCGCCACGCGCATCGAGGAACTGGTAGCCTCAGCGGATGCTGCGGATACTGACTGGACATACAAGTACGACCTGCCCACCGGGTGCCTGAAGGTGATCTCCATCATCAACGCACTGGGCAGGACCGCAGAGGACGAGGAGTTCATTCTGCGACACACTGTCGCGGATGATGCGGAGGTACTGCTGACTGATACCGAGACGCCTACGATCAAGTTTATGTACCAGGAGGACGATGTCGCCCTCTGGGAAGCGAACTTCATCGAGGCGTTCTCGTATCGACTTGCCGCGAATCTCTGCTTCCCGGTCACGCAGAACGCGGGCCTGAAGCAGGGGCTGCTGCAGTTGTATCAATGGTCAGTGAACAAGGCGAAGCAGATTGACTCCAGCCAGGGCCGGGTGGATGTCATGCAGATAGCGCACCAGGACTTCATAACCGCGAGGGACTAGAATGCCGAGTCTCCCCAGGCACATACAGCCGTCATTCGCTGCGGGTGAGTTGTCACCCAGTTTGTGGGGCCGCACCGACCTGGCCAAGTACCACGTAGGCGCAGCGAAGATGTCGAACTTCTTCGTGCATCCCGAGGGCGGGGCGAGTAACCGGCAGGGCACAGGGTTCGTCGGCTGGTATGGTGATCCTTACGACACAGGGTCAGATTATAACACCGGCACAGTCTTAGTCCCTTTCGAGTTCAGCGTAGAGCAGGCATACGTGCTGGTCTTTCTGTCGCAGTGGGTGCTGGATACTTCTTACATGTACATCCTGAAAGACGGCCAGTTCGTGATCACCTCCGGGGTTAACTCCGGGCCAGCAAGCACTGGCATCGGGGACCGCTGGACCGCATCCGGCGCGGGGTCCGACCTCTGGTATCTGAACGCAACCGGCAAGGTGGGCGGCGGTGTACTGCAGGAGTTATTCAGGGAGTTTCAGGTGGCGAGTAAGGTGTACCGCAACGTACTGGCCGCTGCAGTAGAACTTGATAAGACGCGCTTGGATGTCGTCACGTCTGAGTCAGACACTTGGGGCTGGGGCGACCTGGATACGCTGGGGTTCAACACGGTGTACGTGAACGCAGCCACCAACCCCGACTTGGATGCGTCAGGTGACTGGACTATCGGGTTTCCGGTGAAGGTCACAGTGCCCTTCCTGCCCCCAGAAGACCCCAGAGAGATCCGGTACACCCAGGACGCGAACACGCTGTACATGGCGCACCCGAACTGGAACCCCTACTCCTTGACGCGCACAGCTGATGATGTCTGGACGTTCACAGCCATGACCTTCGCGCCCACGGTGCAGCCACCTTCAGATCTGACGACTTTCTTCTGGGGCAACTACCTTGCTGGTAACACCGAGCAGATACAGTACAAGGTCAGCCAGATCGACGCCGACACGGGGGAGGAGTCCCTCCCGACCACGTTGGTGTCTCGGAGCGTGAACCTCCCGTGGCAGTCCCGTGACAGGGTGTCAGTGGTGTGGAACTCTGCGGTGATCAGCGGCACGTACACTTGGTCGGTAGAAGGTGGGGGAGAGTACTCCCTGGACCAGCCCCTGACCACTGAGCCCGATAAGGTGTGGGAGAACTTCGGAGCGGGCCGGGTTGAGTTGACCCGCGCCACCAGGCCGTTAGCCGGAAACAAGACCTGGGACTGGGCGTCAGACACCCTGTACGTCCACCTCGACGGTGGTGCAGACCCCAGCGCGAAGGGAGACGGCTGGGTCCGCTGGTACGTGGATGGCACCGAGTTCGCAGTGTACAAGTCGTCACGCGGCTACTTTGGTTATGTTGGCACTGTGCAGGGCGCTGAGTTCATCGATGACAACGTGAACCCAGATATCAGCGATGGCCCCCAGGAAGCCCGAGATCCTTTCGACGGGGCGGATGACTACCCTGGTGCGATAGGCATCTTTGAGCAGCGCCTCATGTTCGCCCGGACCAACAACCAGCCGCAGACGGTCTGGGGCAGCGTCACAAACAACTTCGACAACTTGAACGTGTCCAGCCCGCTGAAGGACACCGACTCCATCGAGGCAACGCTCAGCGCCCGGCAGGTCAACGAGATCCGGCACATCGTTCCGCTGAACAGCCTGCTGATCCTGACCAGTGCAGGGGAGTGGCTCATGGCCAAGGGAGATGGGTCCGACGCCCTGACCCCCACCAGCGTGCAGTTCCGCGTCCAGGGTGAGCGCGGTTCCAACACCGTCCGGCCACTGGTGATTGGCAACAGCGTGCTGTTCGCGCAGCGTAACTCCCATACAGTGAGGGAGTTAGCGTACGCCTTCGAGGATGACAGCTACGCCACGACAGACGTGAGCGTGCTATCCCAGCACCTGTTCAGCGGCAGAACCATCGTAGACTGGGCGTACCAGCAGGAGCCGTCTCAGGTTGTCTGGGCCGTGATGTCGGACGGGAAGGTGCTGTCATTCACCTACGTTAAGGAGCAGCAGGTGTGG